TTGGCGATCACAAGTTGTTCACATCAATTCAAAGGACTTTGCAACAACAAATTTTACCCAGCCGGAAGCATAGACAGGACTTTGATAGAACTGGCAATCGTTTCGCGCCAGCCATTGTCAGAGTTCAAAACGCTTTCGGCAGAGCAGGTCTCAACAATTGCAGATGTGGTGAATAAGTTTCATGGCAACTAGGCCTTTTGAAATTAAGATTGCTGACAAAGATATTAAAGCCATATTGAGCACTTTTAAAAACATGGATGATATTGCAAAAGAAGATATGAAGAAAACATCTAAAGATATTGCTAATGATGCAGCATCTGCCATTGGTTCAGCGTTGCAAGCAACTAAACAAGGCCAAGCACTTGCAAGATCAATTAAAGTTTCAAACAGTTTTAAACGAGGCCCAGTTATCAGCATTGGTGGAGATAATCCAAAACTTGCAAATGGTACACCAGTTGGTGCAATTGCACTGGGTGTTGAATTTGGTTCATACCAAGACAAAAAACGCAAAAGAAAAGGCAAATCAACTGATTATGTTGGTTACAGACAATTTCAACCAAGATCACCACGCGAGGGCAGAGGCAATGCCGGTTACTTTATATTTCCAACACTCAAAGCATTGCAACCTTATATAACCAAAAGATGGGTTGATGAAGTTGATAGAATAAGACGAGAATGGCGCGAAAGGAATTAACATGGCAGATATTAGAACACTGAAACTGCAACTACTTGCAGACACAGCGCAATTCTCAACTGGTTTAAATAAAGCATCAACTGATACACAATCATTCACTGCCAAAGTAGACAAGATTGTTGCAACAGCAGCCAAAGCATTTCTAGGACTTGCAACAGCTGTTGGAACAGCAGCATTTGCTATTGGTGTCTCAGCTGTTAAAGCAGCCATTGAAGATGAAAAAGCCCAGGTTAGCCTGGCTCAAACTTTACGCAACACAACTAAAGCAACAGATCAACAAATTGCAGCAACCGAAGATTACATTGATGCCACAGCTAGAGCAACAGGCATTGCAGATGATCAATTAAGACCATCACTGGATCGTCTAGTCAGATCAACACAAGATGTTACAAAAGCACAAAAACTTCAACAACTAGCATTAGACATTGCAGCCGGTACAGGTAAAGATTTAGCAGCAGTCACAGAAGCCCTAGGCAAAGCCTATGATGGCAACCTGGGTGCATTAAAGCGTATCGGTGTACCACTTGATGAAAACATTGTCAAGACTAAAGACTTTGATGCAGCTGTTAAAGCATTATCTGAAACATTTGCAGGACAGGCAGCAGCAGCAGCTGAAACATTTGCTGGCAGAATGTCAAGAGTTCAAATTGCTGTTGATGAAGCCAAAGAACAAATTGGATTTGCTTTACTACCTTTTATGGAAAAACTTGCAAAGTTTGTCACAGATAATCTTGTGCCAGCACTTGAGGGCTTGGTTAATGGATTGACTAGAACTGGCAAACAAGGATTAACTAAAGCATTTTATGATGCTGGAACTGGTGCAGTGACATTTGGTTATGATCTTGAATCAACTGAGGGTCAAGCCTATTTACTTGGTGAACAGATTAGACAACTTGGTGATGCAATAGGAAAATTATTAGCCATTGATCCAAGCACTGGTGACAGTTTATTAATTAAGTTAATTGATTCATTAACAAAGATTATTGAAAAGACAGAAGCAGCAGTACGAGCATTTGAACGATTCAAAGAATCATTTGTCGGTGGTGCAATTCTTGACATTGCAACTGCACCAATCAGAAGCGCAGGTGCATTGGCCAGTGGCAACCCTAGTCAAGTGATAAACATCAATAACACATTTGGTGCAACTAATTCCAAAGCACAAGCCCAAACAGTGGTCAAATCAATCAACAATGCTGCAAAGGCTGGAACTGTCAACAAGTTTGTCAAACCAATGATTCCTGGCAGATAATCATGCCTTGGTCACCAAACGCCACAGTTAAGATTAACGGCACAGCTGTAACAAATTACACGCTTGAGGGCGTACAAATCAGCATGGGTCGTGATGATGTACAACAACAATCAACAGCAGGATTTGCCACAATTGATTTCTTAAACTTGCCTTACACTGATGTTGAAATCTTTGATGAAATAACAATTACCCTTGACAACTTTGCAGGAACAGACACAAACATCTTTACAGGCACAGTCACAGATGTTTCAGTTTCAGTCCTTGATGCTGGAACAACAAACACATTTATCACACAGATCAGTGCATCTGGTGGGTTGTCAAAACTTGCAGCTAAAGAAGCAAACCTGGTTGGATACCCGGAACAAAAAGATGGTGATCGTATTGTCTCAGTTATCACTGACACTTTTGGACTTAAATGGAATGAATTACCTGCAACACAAGTGTGGACTGATTACACTACAGAGACTTGGAATGATCTTCTAGGTGTTGATATTTCAGACATTGATACTCCTGGAACTTATGATTTGTTTGACTCAACTGGTGACCCTGGTGCAATCAATGCTTTAAATTATGTTCAAACAGTTGCTGACTCAGGCAGTGGCTACATATTTGAAACAACATCTGGTGGCATTGGATATCAAGATCAGGATCATAGAGCCGATTATGTAAGTGCCAATGGGTTCATTAACATTTCAAAGAACTTTATTCTTGCAGATGGTATCAATGTCACAACATCACGCAACGACATTATCAATGACGCAATAGTTACTTATGGTGACCCGACAGCCTCATTTCAAACTGAGGAACTAGATTCAATCAGCTTGTACGGCAGAATCACAGCATCAATTGACACATATTTAAAGACTGCAACAGATGCCGAAACTTTAGCTGATCGCATTGTCCTTTTAAATGCTTACCCTCAACCAGTTATCCAAGGCATTAGAATCCAAATTGATGCACCAACTATGACACAACCATTGCTTGATGCACTTGTTGGCGTATTCTTTGGGATGCCAGTATCAGTGACAGATTTCCCTGCCCTTTTGTTTCCAACTCAATTTTTTGGATATGTGGAAGGCTGGCAATGGGAAATTGATAGATTTACTGCTAGACTTACATTGAATGTTTCAGACTTCACATTCTCAGCTGTGCCTGTGGCGTGGCAAGATGTATTTGCCGGTGAATTATGGAATACACTAGACCCAGCACTACGCTGGCAAGACGCGTTATTAGGAGTTAATTAACACATGGCAACAACTACCAATTATGGTTGGACAACACCAGACGACACTGCGCTGGTCAAAGATGGTGCTGCTGCGATTCGCACACTTGGATCATCAATCGATACATCACTTAACACAGCCCTTGGCACAAAAAAAGCCGGAATGGTATTATTGAATACAACTAGTTTTAGTGCAGTAGCCAGTCAAGCATTAAATAATGTTTTTACTAGCACTTATACAAATTATTTAATTTTAATAGATTTAATACCAGTAACGGGTGCAGAGTTAAGGTTAAAATTAAGAGCAGCAGGCTCAGATACATCAACTGGTTATAATAGACAAGTGTTAATAGCAGATAATACAACTGCGTCAGCAGGACGAAGTACAAATCAAAGTGATTATGATTTATTTGCAACTACAACAGGGCAAAGAACAGCAATTGAAATTTTACTTTATAGACCTAATGTTGCAGGAACAACGGGTGGAATTGTTAAAGTTTCTAAAGCATACGATAGTTCATCACCTGTGTTAGGTGTAAAAACTTTTGGGCAAACAGCATCAACACAATTTGATGGATTTAATATAATTGCTTCTTCTTCTACGATTACTGGAAAGGTTAGCGTTTATGGCTTTAGCGAATAAAATTTTTATTGGTATTGACGACCAAGTTATTGAATTAACTGGTGCAGGTAAAGAAGCCTTTCTTGCTGACAGGGAAACGACAGCGCAAGCAGCGTTACTACTTGAAGCCGAGTATAAAGCCAAGCAAGATGCACGCGAATCTGCTATCAAAAAACTAGCTGAGATTGCTGGCCTAACCAAAGAAGAATTGGCTAGCATTTTATGACAAACTTCAAAGCCATTGCAGCATCCTGGGCAAGATCATTTCTTGCAGGACTTATTGCATGTTACTTAGCAGGAGTTACTGATCCAAAGATGTTGCTATCAGCCGGAATCGGTGC